CTTCGTCACCGGGCAGCTCGGCGGGCCGCAGGTGCCGGAGGGTTCGGAGCAGGAAGTCAAGGATCTGGCGAAGCTGGCGATCAAGAATGTGTTGTCGCTGATCCGGGATTCGTTCTGCCAAAACTTGTCGGTGGTCGGCTATCGGGATGCTGCGGCGGCCGAGAATCTGTCGGGCTGGAAGGCGTGGCAGGACAATCGGATGGATGCCAGGCAGGCCGAAATTTATCGGCCGGCGGTCACTTATGGCGCCTCCTATGTGGTGATGACCGGTGATGTTTCGGGCACGGTGTGGCGGACACGTTCACCGCGGCAGTTGTTGGCGGTGTATGAGGATCCGCAGATTGATGTGTGGCCGCAGTACGCGTTTGAGACGTGGATTGATTCCACGGATGCCAAGCCGCGCCGCCGTGCGGTGCTCTATGACGACCAGTTCATGTATCCCCTTGATTTGGGGGAGATGCCGACCATTCCGGTGGATCAGAACGCCACCATGTATGCGCGGGCGGCTTCGATCCGGGCGTATGGGGAGCCGGTGGCTCACGGCGCCGATGTGTGCCCGGTGGTCAGGTTCATTAATGGCCGTGACGCCGACGACATGATTTTGGGTGAGGTTGCCCCGCTGATTCGCCTGCAAATGGCGATCAACTCCGTCAATTTTGACCGTTTGTTGGTGTCCCGGTTCGGGGCGTTCCCGCAACGCGTGATTTCGGGGTGGACGGGCTCGTCCAGTGAGGTGTTGAAGGCGTCGGCGAAACGCGTGTGGACCTTTGATGACACCGATGTGACGGCGCAGGCGTTCCCGGCCGCCGATATGGGCAACTACAACGATGTTCTGGCGGAGATGCTTGAGCATGTGGCGATGGTGGCCCAAATTTCGCCCGCCCAGGTGACTGGGAAGATGATCAACTTGTCGGCGGAAACGCTGGCGGCGGCGGAAGCCAATCAGCAACGCAAAATCGCGTCGAAGCGGGACTCTTTCGGCGAAAGCTGGGAGCAGGTGTTCCGTTTGGCGGCGGCGATCGTCGGCGATACGGCCGGCGCCGCCGATGTGGAGTCCGAAGTGGTGTGGCGTGACACCGAGGCCCGCACATTCGCCGCGGTAGTCGACGGTGTGGTGAAGCTGGCTGCCGCCGGCATCCCCCTGGAGGAGCTGCTCGACATGATTCCGGGGCTTGGTCAACAAAAGATTGGTGCCATCCGCGACAAAATGGATGCGCTGGCACTTGATGCGCCCGTAGATGTGTCGCCCGTCGACCCGATGGTGACGGCCCCCACCCCGGCTGTGATGCCGAAAATAGCTTCCGCGCAACTGTAATTCGCGGTTTCCGCCCACATCCAGCGGTCAATGGATGGTCCGCGCCCGACGGGGCCGTAAAACACGGAGGAATCATGTCCGAAACACCCACCCCAACAACAACCCCGGACGTGAAAACGGTCGGGGACGATTTCGAGCCGATCACTTCCCAGGACGCTTTGCAAAAGGTGATCGACGGGCGGATCGGCCGGATCAAACAGCAGTACGGCGACTACGACGACCTGAAAGCGAAGGCCGCCGAATTCGACAAGCTGCAGGACCAATCCAAGTCTGAGCTACAGAAGATGGCGGAGCGCATCGCGGCTACCGAAAGCGAGTTGAAGTTTGAACGACTCGCCAGCCTGAAAGCGTCCGTCGCAGCTACGAAAGGCGTTCCCGTCTCGTCGCTGATCGGATCTACCGCCGAGGAACTTGAGGCATGCGCCGATGAACTGCTGGCGTGGCGCGGTAAGCAGTCTGCTGCCCGCCCGTCGAGTGGTTTGAAGTCTGGTGCCACCAATTCCGACAACCGTTTGGATCCGAAGGAACGCGCCGCTAACGCATTGCGGGCGTCCCTCAACAATTCGTGACCCGTCCTGCCGATTGTCGGTGGGACGTTTTTGTGTGAAAGGAGCCAGAAATGGCCGACATCAACAGAGCTGACGTCGCTTCTTTGATCGAAGAGGCGTACAGCCATGTCCTACTCGACGCGGCAGTGGCCGGGTCATCTGTTCTGTCCGCATTCCCGACCGTCAACCTCGGCACGAAGACCACGCACCTCCCGGTGCTGGCGACTCTGCCCGAGGCCGGCTGGGTGTCGGAGACCGAGACGAAGCCCACTTCGCAGGTGACGTGGAAAAACCTCACCATGGTGGTGGAGGAAATCGCGGTGATCGTCCCCATCCATGAGGACGTTCTGGCTGATGCGACGGTGTCCATCGTCGAAGAAGTCACCCGGCGTGCCGGTGAAGCGATCGGCAAAAAGTTGGATCAGGCTGTCCTGTTCGGTGTCGATAAGCCGGCGTCGTGGGTGTCTGATTCGCTGTTCGAGGCTGCGGTGGCTGCCGGTCAAACCAACACGGTGACCGCCGGTGACGCCAACACCAACGACCTCATCGGCTGTGTGAACCAGTCGGCGAAGGGTCTCGCTCTGGCCGGGTTCCTCCCGGACACGTTGATCGCCTCGCTGGGTTTGCGCTACGACGTGGCCAACCTGCGTGACGCTCAGGGCAACCTGGCGTTCCGCGACAACTCGTTCGGCGGGTTCGGCACCACGTTCAACCGCAACGGTGCGTGGGACAACGATTCCGCCGAAATCCTGGTGGTCGATTCCAGCAGGGTTCGGATCGGTATCCGCCAGGACATCACCGTCAAGTATTTGACGGAGGCCACCGTCGCAGGCGGCACTCTGCACCTCGCGGAGCGGGACATGGTCGGGCTGCGCTACAAAGCGCGATTCGCCTACGTCCTCGGGGTGTCGACCACCTCGCTGGGTGAAGATCAGACGCCGGTCGCCGCAGTGGTGCCCGCCGGGAGCTGATGGTGGCTTTCGCAACGGCTGACGATGTTGAGGCCGCTTTAGGGCGGGCTTTCACCGAGGACGTGGACCTTCTCCTTGAGGAGGCCACGGACTTGGTGGTCGGCTATCTGCACTATGCGCCGGATCCTGTTCCGCCGGCGGTGGTGAGGGTGGTGGCTGCGATGGTGGCTGCCGCCCTCACCCGCCCGGTGGCGGCGGTGGAAGGTGCCGAGCAGATGACGGCCGGGCCGTTCGGGGTGCGTTTCGCCCCGGACGCCGCCAGCCGCGGCCCACGGTTGACCGTCGGATTCAAAACCCGACTCAATCCGTACCGTTCGGCGTCGACGATCACCCTGTCGTCGGAAACCCCGGGGCTGGTGTGGGGTTCGTGAGCATGTTCCCGGCGACGGTGGCGTTCCAGCATCAAGTGTTTGAGACGTTGGGGACCGCCGACTCCCACGGCAACGACGTCGGGGTGTTGGGGGAGCCCATCGACCGGCTGGCCATCGGCTGGTATCAAACCGGCTCCACCGAACCCATTTCGGTGGACTACATTTCCCGCACCGTCTCCGACATCAACGTGATGGTGGAGGATCCGACCCTGTTCAACACCCGGGACATGCTGCTGATCAGCGGCCAAGCGTTCGAGGTGATCGGGGTGCCCGCAGATTGGGCGCACGGCCCGTGGGGTTCCGGCCTGTTCGGAGGCGAGGTGCATTGCCGCCGTGTTGATTGATGATTGATCTGTCGGTGGAGTGGACTGCCAACCAGTGGGCCAACCTCACCATTGTGATGCACCGTCACATCCGGCATGAGCCGGCGGTCGCCGCGCACCTGGCGGCGAAGGCCGAGGAATGCCGGCAGATGGCGGGGGACAACTTCAAAACCGGGTTGCAAAACCGTGAAGGCACCACCCGTGCCCGGGCGTGGATCCGCCCCGCCAACGGTGACGGTATTCACGACGAGAAGGCCGACGGACTGTTGACGAAGGCTGCTGTGGCGATGAGGGGCCGATGACCTATCCGATCATGGTTCCCGCCGACATTGAAGCCCTGGCGGTCAGCTATCTCACCGACGTGGTGGCGCCCACCCCCGTGGGCACCCGGCTACCGTCCCCGGCCGTGGCCGCCGACACCGTCAACGGGTTCCTGCGGGTCGAATCCGCGGGCGGCACGAAAGCCAACATCGCCGAATATGACCTGAATCTGATTGTTCATGCTTACAGCCCCGATGAAGTCGCCGCCTCACTGCTGGCCCGCCACGCTGTTGCCGCGTTGGGCGCGGCGGCCGGGCTCACCATTGATGGCTGGTACATCACCACAACGTCCAACCCCGTCACCCCGATGAGGTTGTCCGACCCCAACGTCAGCTTGCCCCGGTATCGCGCCCTCTGCACATGGCGTGTTGTCGGCAAGCAGTGGGCGTGGGGTTCATAACCGAATAGCTCGAATTTTCCTCGCCGGTCCAACCGTGGGCCGGCGTTGTTGTTTGGAAAGGAATCAACGATGACATCCGCCATCAATGTGCTGGAACTGGTCGCCGCGTCCCCGCGGGTGGCGGGTTCCATCCAACGCGCCCCCGTGGGCACTGCTCTGCCCACCGACGCCACCTCTGCCGTGAATGCGGCGTTCGTCGACCTGGGCTACGCCTCGGATGACGGCGTCGACTTCGCCGAGGAACGCTCCGTCACCGACGTGTACGCGTGGGGCGGCGACGAGGTCGCCAACCTGCAGGAGAAGTACGGCCGCACGGTGAAGTTCAAGCTGCTGCAGTTCCTCAACTCGGATGTGTTGGAGGCGGCCTACAAGCAGGCCAACGTCACCACCACCCCCGCCGACTCCGACAGCGGCACCAAGAACGCAGTTCTGTTGAACGCCAAAATCTTGGACACGGGCGCGTGGATCATCGACGGCTACTACCAGACCGCCGATGTGCGCTGGGTGTTCCCGATCGGCCGCATCGTCACGATCGGCGACATCAAGATGACGAACAAAGCGTTGTCGATGTTCGACATCGCGGTCAAGGTGTTCCCGGACCACGACAAGAACCACGGCTACCTGTACACCGATGACGGTGTCACCACGCTCGGCGGCTCCTGACAGTGACGGCAGCACGGAAGATGGCCGAACCGGTGCAGGACACGAACCCTGCACCGGCGGGCCCCTACCCGGAGGGCACACTGCTGTTTGAGTACCAGCCCAAAGGGGCCGGGCCGGTCATCGTCCTACCGAACGCCAAGTCGGTGTTCGCGGACGGGCGTGTAAGCCGCAAGTTCATTCGCCGCCTGGACCGCCTTGACGGGTGGCGCCAAACCTTCGCGTGGCTGAATCTCGCCGAAGTACCGGAAAGCATTCAGGAACAGATCGACGACATTCCCGACGTCGAGTATATGGACATGCTGGCGGCGTGGTTCGACGATACGGGGGCCACGCCGGGGGAATGATGACGCTCGCCCATGCCGTCAGTCACTACTGGCATGCGGTCGAGCGTGACCTGTTGGCGTTAGGTTTCCGGGCCGATGACATTGGAACCCGTTTGCAGATCGGGGAACTCGTCTCCATTGTGATTGCCGCCCCGCCCGGTTCGGCGGTGCGGGATGCGATGGAGCAGGGCTGGACTCGGGAAGCGCACCTGCTGGCGAATCTGGCGGAGCGTGACGCAGGTTTGATCAACCTCCCCGGGCGTTATCCGCGCCCCGGTGTTGCTGAGACACCGATCCCGGCGAAGCAAGGCACGTTGGAATCGTTGACGGTCGTCGAATTTGAGCAGCGCCGCCAAGCCAAGCTGAAACGTCAGAAGGGGGTGAAACCTGTTGGCTGACAACATTGATCTTTCCACCCTGTGGGTGCCGGTCGTCCCCGAAACCTCCAAGGTTGCCCCGGCGATGGAGAAGGCCGGGCGGGAAGCCAAAGCGGCGTTTGAGCGGGGCTCCCGCGGCCTCGGCGACCAGTTGGGGCAAGGCTTGCTTCAAGGGTTGCAGGGCGCGAACCTGCCCGCCGGCATGGACAAACTCATTGCCGGGCTGTCGTCAAAGACGGGGGCAATCGCAGGGCTCGTCGCCGGCGGAATTACGGAAGGTTTAAACCTCGTCATCTCCGGTGCCGAGAAGATGGTGGCCGCTGTCACTTCCAGTGTGGAGAAAGCGGCCCAGGAAATCCTTTCCGTCGGTTCGGCGTGGGATGAGGTCTCCACCCAACTCCGCTCCACCACCCTGCTGTCGGATTCGGCATTCCAAAAGTTGAACCAGTCGGCCCGCGATCTGGTGGCATCCGGGCTCGACACCTCCATGGGCAACCTCGGGAAGACGATGGGTGTGTTGTCCAGTCGCCTCGGCATGGAGGCCGGGCCCGCCCTGGAGCAGCTCACCAAACACCTTTTGGAACTCAACGACCGCTTCGGTGATGTCAACGTCAACACGTTCACCGAAGCCCTCGGCATTTTCAAGGTGTCCGGTAAGGACGCCGACGATGTGCTGGCATCCCTGCTGGCGTCGGCCCGCGGATCCGGCGACTCGCTCGGCGCTTTGATTTCTAATCTCGGCTCGGTGGGGCAGATGCTGTCCACCGCGGGCCTGTCCATTCAGCAGGCCGGCGCCCTGGTCGGTGAGGTCGACAAACTCGGGTTGCCGTTGACACGGCTGTCGACGGCGGAAAAAGAATTCACCAAGATGGGGTTGTCGTTCGCGGACGGCATGAAGCTGGCCTCCTCCGCGCTGGTGCAGCTCGGGGACACCGTCGAAGGTCAAGCCCTGGCCGTGAAACTGTTCGGTGCCCGCGGCTGGTCATCGGCGATGGCGATCGTCGGCGCATACGTCGATGTGGTCAATGCTGTGCCCGGCGCTTATGACGCCGCAGGATCAAGTGTCAGCGACTTCACCACTAAAACCCAGAGCATGGGCAACAAGTGGACTGAGTTACGGCAGAAGGCCGAAGAAATGTTGGCCCCGTTCGGTGCGGCAGCACTGGCCGGCATCGCCGGGGCGCTGCAACACTTCTCCGACTAT